GGTATGGGTATGTCGTTAGCTATGTCTGCTATTGTCAAGAAAAATAGAGTGGCAATGGCATCGTTTCAGGATGACTTCATCATACCAATGGTTAAGAAGGTTGCGTATCGTTATATGCAGTTTGATCCTGACCGTTACCCAATGCAAGACTTTAAGTTTACTACGTTCTCTTCTATTGGTGCTATTGCCAAAGAACACGAACAACAACAGCTTATTGGTTTGATGCAAACGCTTGGACCTAACTCACCTATTGTTCCTATAATACTAAGAAGTATTATTGCTACTTCTAGTTTAGTTAACAAAGAACAGTTAATGGTTCAGTTAGATCAGATGTCACAACCTGATCCACAGGCTCAAGAGATGCAAGCACAACAAGCTCAGTTACAGATGGGTCTAGTACAGGCTCAGGCTAATGAGTTAAATGCTAGAGCACAAGAGTCTGCTGCTGACGCACAAGAAGCACAAGCTAGAGCGCAGAAACTAACAATAGAATCTTCTTTGTTAGATGAAAAAATAAAATCAGACATTATAAGAAACCTTTCGGCTAACATTTCATAGTCTTCGGATGATCAAGAATTTGAAAAAAGAGCTAGAATTGCTGATTTAATGCTTAAAGAAAAAGATATTGATACAAAAGAAAGAATAGTAGATAAGCAGATGGCTGAAAAAAGAATGACGCAATAAATAATACTTGACTTTTTATTAAAAGTATGTTATAATAACTTACAGTGTAAATGAGAATACTTCTCATTATCATTCTTATTAACATTAATAGGAGAACTCCGTTTTGGACAAAGAACTCCAAGAGTATTACGAAGCAAGATTTGACATGATGTCAACGAAGGGCTACAAAGACTTATTGACTGATGTTGAAGTAATGATTGAAGAAAGAAACAATCTAATGGCTACGCAAAGCCTTGAAGATTTAAACTTTCGTAAAGGACAGCTAGACGTTCTACATTGGATTAGAACTCTCAAAAAACTTTCTGAAGAATCTTGGGAGCAACTAAACAATGAGTAAAAGGATGTTTGAATTTAGGTGTGCTGAAGGGCATACCACAGAAAGTTACGTTGACGAAAAGGTAAATACTATTAAGTGTCCTGTTTGTCAACTAATAGCACTTCGTGTTATCTCAGCACCTCGTATTGCACTAGAGGGAATCACTGGTGATTTTCCTACTGCTGCAGATGCTTGGGCTAGGAAGCACGAAGAAGCAACAAGAATCGCCAACAAGCGCAATGAGGGTTAGCGTCTGGTGATATTTTTTAATTCCTAAAATCACAAGCGTGACAGGAGACTATATGGCTAAATTTGAAGAACCGTTTGAAGAGGACATTGAGTTTAATAATGTTGATGAGTTAGAACAAGAACAAAAGGAACCAGAAGCAGTAGAAGAACCTGCTGTCGAGGAAAAACCTGAAGTTGATGTACCTAACAAGTATCAAGGCAAGTCTGTTGAAGACATTGTTAAGATGCACCAAGAAGCTGAAAAGTTAATTGGTAAACAGGCTCAAGAAGTTGGCGAAGTTAGAAGACTAGCTGACGAACTTTTAAAACGAGAACTCTCACAAAAACAAGCCGTTGAAACCCCACCAGAAGAAGTAGATTTTTCTCAACGATTATATGAAGACCCTGAAGCTGCAATCAATGAAGCTGTAAGTAAACATCCTGCTGTTACACAGGCACAGCAACAAGCTGCGTCTTATAAGCAACAGCAAGTTGCCCAAAAATTGAGATCAGAGTTTTCTAATTTTGACGAAGTAATACAGAATCCTGAGTTTTTTGAATGGATTAAAGCATCTCCGGTACGTACTAAGCTGTATGCCGAAGCTGATGGGAATTATGATTATGATTCTGCATTAGAGCTTTTATCTACTTGGAACATAATAAACCCAAGTAGTCCTAAAAAACCTTCTGATCCTGCTTTAGTTGCTGAGTCAAGAAAAGAAAATAATAACAATTTAAAGGCTGCTACAGTAGACACTGGTTCATCTGCACCGACTTCACGAAAAACTTATCGAAGGGCTGATCTAATTAACTTACGTTTACGTGATCCACAGCGTTACGAAGCTATGTCAGATGAAATTATGGCTGCCTATGCGGAGGGACGTGTTAAATAATTAAAAGGAAATAAAAAATGCCACTAGGTACTAATAATGTAACAACCACAACCGCAGCGAAGTTTATCCCTGAAATTTGGAGTGATGAAATTGTTGCAGCATACAAAGAAAATCTTGTCGCTGCTAACTTGTTCTCCAAGATGTCTTTTAAAGGCAAAAAAGGTGATGTGCTTCACATTCCTAAACCAACTCGTGGTGCAGCGTCTGCAAAGGCAGCATCAACTCAGGTAACGCTTATTGCTGCAACTGAGAACGAGGTTTTGGTCAACATCAACAAGCACTACGAGTACTCACGTTTGATTGAGGACATCGTTGAGACACAGGCACTTAGTTCTCTACGAAAGTTCTACACTGATGACGCTGGTCATGCTATTGCTAAACAAGTAGATACTGACTTGATTCAGCTAGGTCGTACTGCTGGCTCAGGCACTGCGTACTCTACAGCAAACGCAACTACTAACGCTTTCCTCGGTTCTAACGGAACTACTGTCTATAACTCTTCATCTTCTAATGCGGCTGCATTGGCTGATGCTGGTATTAGACGTACTATCCAACGACTCGATGATGCTGATGTTCCTATGTCAGATCGTTTTTTAATTGTTCCACCTTCAACAAGAAACACCTTAATGGGTATTGCTCGCTTTACTGAGCAGTCTTTTGTTGGTGAGCAAGGTTCAGATAACACGATCCGCAATGGTATGATTGGTGATGTCTATGGCGTAAAAGTCTTTGTCACAACCAATGCTGACTCAGGTGCTGGTAGTTCTGGTGCTGACCGTATTTGTCTCATGGCTCATAAAGATGCTTTCTGTCTTGCGGAGCAGATGGGTGTACGTTCACAGACCCAGTACAAGCAAGAGTGGCTTGCAACGTTGTTTACATCAGATATGCTTTACGGTGTAGCTGAGTTGCGTGACGATGCTGCTGTAGCTCTCGCTGTTCCTGCTTAATTAAGTAGGTATTATCTCCCCAGGCTCACAAGGCTTGGGGAGTTTTATTATTGTCGTTCATCCATTAGGACGGAAGTAGGGAAACCGAAGGAACGCATCTTTCTTTAAAAGAGGAGGGTGTTATGTCTTGGACAGACTACTGCCGTAAACGTGAGATAGACAACTACAAAAAGCAACAACTACTTAAATTACGACAAAGGAAACACTATGTGGACTAAACCTGAATACACTGAGATGAGATTTGGTTTTGAAGTTACGATGTACATTGCAACTAAGTAAGGACGTATAATGGCTATATTTAGAGGGGCTGGAGGATCAGGAGATGCTACAACAGACGCTGCTAATCAAGCCTCCGTAGCCTCTAATAAAGCAGCAGAAGCTGCTAGTTCAGCAACAGCAGCAGCAGGTTCAGCTACAACCGCAGCAACATCAGCAACAGCATCTTCAGCATCTGCTACAGCATCCGCAAGTTCTGCTACAAGTGCTGCATCTTCTGCAACATCTGCAACTAGTTCTGCAACGGCTGCTGCAGCTTCTTATGATGATTTTGATGACAGGTACTTAGGTCCTAAGTCATCTAACCCAGCTACTGATAACGACGGTGACACGTTAGTTGTTGGTGCATTATATTTTAATACAACCACTAACATCATGATGACCTACACAGGGTCTGCGTGGCAATCTATTGCTACAGGTGGTACTGGTTTACTAGCATCTAATAACTTATCTGATGTTCAAAGTGCAAGCACATCAAGAACTAATCTTGGTGTTGCTATAGGCTCTGACGTACAAGCATTCTCATCTGTTCTTGCAGGTACAACTGCATCTTACACAACTGCTGAAAAAACTAAACTATCAGGTATTGAGACTGCTGCAACAGCAGATCAGACCGGAGCGCAGATTAAGACTGCTTATGAGGCAGAGACTAATGCGTTTACTGATGCACAATTTACTAAACTTGCAGGTATAGAAGCATCAGCTACTGCAGATCAAAGTGCTGCAGAAATTAAAACAGCATACGAAAGTAATGCAGACACTAACGCATTTACTGACGCAGACCACACAAAGCTAGACGGTATAGAAGCATCGGCTACCGCAGATCAAACAGGCGCGCAAATTAAAACTGCTTATGAAGCAGAAACTAATGCCTTTACCGACGCACAGTTCACTAAACTAGCTGGTATAGAAGCTAGTGCTGATGTAACAGATGCAACTAATGTTACTGCTGCTGGTGCATTAATGGATAGTGAAGTTACTAACCTGGCACAAGTTAAAGCATTTGACTCATCAGACTACGCTGCTGCTGGTAGTGTCACTGGTAAGAATAAGATTATCAACGGTAACTTCTTAATTAATCAACGAGAGGTTTCAGGTACTGTTACGTTGGCTCATGGAGTTTACGGTCATGATCGTTTTAAAGGCGGTTCTAGTGGTGCTACATATACCTTTGCAACCAGTGCTAATGTAACAACAATTACTATTACTGCTGGATCTCTTATTCAAGTCGTTGAAGGCAGTAACTTACAGTCAGGAACTCATGTATTGTCTTGGACAGGCACAGCACAAGGAAAGATAGGAGGAGGCTCTTACGCTGCTTCAGGAGTTACAGGTACAGCTACTGGCGGTAGTAATTTAAGTATTGAATTTAATACAGGAACAATTTCTAAAGTTCAACTAGAAGAAGGATCAACAGCTACTGCTTTCGATCATCGACTTGTTGGACATGAACTTGTTTTATGTCAAAGATATTATTCACAACCAGTTGATAGCGGATACGATTTTTTTGCTGGGTATTTTGTAAGCGGCAACTATGGACCTGGATGTTTTGGGACATGGCACGCACAAATGAGGGCTGTTCCCACAGTAGTAGTTACGCTTGGTAGTTTAAACGCTGTCGGTAGTGTGTCTGTCAATTACTTTGATGAAAAAAGATTTCATTTAAATCCAACTGCTAACGCAACAAGTAATGGTTTTTGGTACTTAGCTAAACTAACAGCAGATGCGGAGTTATAAATGTACAAGATAAGAGAAACACATTTAATTACTGGTGAAGTATTATCAGGAATCATTCGTACATCAGACGGTGCAATCGTTCCTAACGACGAAAGAAACGTAGATTGGCAAGAATATCAACAGTGGTTAGCAGAAGGCAACACACCTGATCCAGCAGATTAATGAAGAACTTTGATTTAGCTACGTTACTTGCTGGCATTATACCAGTATTACTTGCTGCGATGTGGTGGGTTATTAGTAACGTCAATGATCTAAGAGGTGAGATACAATTGTTACAAGCTAATATGATGATGCTAGTAGACCCACAAGGTCAGATCATTCCTAGTCCTGGTAATGCTTTTGCTAGACAGGAACTTAAAGAAGAGATGCTAGAACAATTCCATGACTTAAAGGTTAGAGTTAAATTGTTAGAGGTATACAATGGCAGCGGATCCTAGATTAAAGAGAGCAGGTGTATCCGGGTTTAACAAACCTAAACGTACTCCAAACCATCCTAAGAAGTCACACGTTGTTGTAGCTAAATGTGATGATGGATCTATTAAAACTATAAGGTTTGGTGAGCAAGGTGCTAAAACAGCAGGTAAACCAAAAGCAGGTGAGTCAGCTAGAATGAAAGCTAAACGTAAATCATTTAAAGCAAGACACGCTAAAAATATAGCAAAAGGTAAATGTTCAGCAGCTTATTGGGCAGATAAGGTAAAATGGTAATGGAAGACCTAAACCAACAGATAGGTAGGCTAGAAGCTCAAGTAGAGTCTTTACAACGTCAAATGGAGCAGTTGCGTATAGACGTTAAGTGTATGTCTGATGTAGTTACTAAGTGGAAAGGTGCTGGTGTACTGCTGCTAATACTAGGTGCTTCCTTTGGATGGCTAGTAGACCTTATATTAAATAGATGAAATACTTGACAATTATAGCTTTTTGTGGTATAATAACCATACAAGGTTGTAGTTCATTAGGACTAATTAAAGCAGTAATGCCAGGTAAATCTGGTACTAATGTTAATGCTAATGCTCAAGTAGGTAAAGAGAACACACAGCAAGTTGTAGGTCAGCAAGACAATACCAAGATCGAAGGTGAAAATGTTAATGTTAGTCAGAAGGAAAACGACAGCAGCATTAATACATCTAAAGTAGATAGTCTAGTGCAAAATAACACTAATGTACCTATGTGGTATTTATTGTTATTGGTATTAGGATGGTTACTACCTAGTCCACAAGAAATATGGACAGGTTTTGTCAACTCAATAGAAAGATTAATTCATGGCAAGAAGCGTAACAGCCGTAGCAACCAGACACGGAAGTAGCGATAAAGTTGATATATATACTGTACCAGCTAAAAACACTGCTGAGATACACATGATTTATATCTTAGCTACTGCTGGTAATGAAGACGCAGATGTGTACTGGTATGACAGTCACTCAACAACAGAGTACCCGTTAGCTCACGCTAAATCACTGCAGTCTACTAATGGTGAGTATTTATTATTACAAGACTTACAAATAGATATGCAAGAAAATGACGTAATAAGAGTTAAAAGCAGTGGTACTGGAAGCACGATTACTTACATAGTGACTATGGAATTAAAACCATCACTAGCAACACAATTTCACTCATAGAGGTAATTTATGAAAGTATGTAAAACTTGTAACACTCCTACTAAATGTAAAGCAGCAGGTAAATGTCAAAAAAGAAAAAAACCACGTACCAAAACACCAACTTATTAAGGCGTAAATTATGGCTAAAAGTGTAAAACATTATTTTAAAAACGGAAAAGTTTGGAAAGGTAATTATCACAAAATGCCTAACGGAGAGTTACATACTAATAAGACTCATACAAAGACAAGTAAACCACTATTTCATTTTAGTGAGCTTTCTAATTCTGTTCAAAGGCAAGTAAAAGGATAGCAATGAATTACTTAGAGTTAGTTAATAATGTACTGGTAAGACTTAGAGAAGATGAGGTAACTGCTCCAACAGATACTGTCTACTCTAAGTTAATTAGTACCTTTGTCAATGACGCTAAAAGAATTGTAGAAGATTCTTTTCAGTGGAACGTGTTGACCGAAACGCTTACAGTAACAACGTCTGCTGATCTTTTTAACTATGTTCTTACAGGATCGGGACAACGATTTAGAGTTATGGATGTTATTCACTCTGAGCAAGATGCTTTTTTAACGGGTGTAACTTCTAGTAAAATGAATAATTATTTATTAAACGGTGATCCACAAAAAGGCTCACCAATGTACTACAACTTTAATGGTGTAGACGCAAGTGGTGACACACAAGTTGATTTGTTTCCTATTCCTGATAG